GGTAGAAGGTGGCATCAATCATGCCGCCGGCCAGCATCCGGGAAACCAAGTCCGCCCGTTCATCTGGACGTGGGCAAATTTCGTGCATGTCCTTGAAGGTGAGAACGTCCTTATGAAGTCGCTCCTGCACCTTGCGCATCCTCTGCATCTGGAGGGTTTCCTTGACGGTGATCTTCTTGATGCTACCCATGTCTTCCTCCTTGTTTCTTATGTCCGCCTCTTCCCACGCAGTTCCTTGGCTCGTGCCCAGATTTCTTTGCGTGTTTCGGCCTGTTCCTTTTTCTCGAATTCCTGGACACCTATCTCGTAATAGACGACTTCTTCCGGGGTCAGGAGTTTGAATCCAGTGCCATCCAGGGCGGCCTGGGCCAGACTGTGATCGCCTGTGATTTCTATAAGTGCCGCCAATACGTGGAGTGGCACCGGACGATCTTCCTTGCCAGGTGCCGCCCAATTGTTGATTTGATGTACGGAAACGTCGTGGCCTGTGAGCCTGGTCACTTCCTCCGCAACCACATCACGGGACAGGCCGCACCCCTTGAGGGCGCGGTTTACGGCGGCTTTGACAGACTCAAAGGTCCGCAGGGAGCCATCTTTCAGCTGTTGCGATGGAAGGCTTGACATGGGAATGCACAATTGCACCAAGCGCATGTCTGGAATTGACTGGCGTTTAGACATTGCGTCCGTGTCCTATGGTGGGTATACAATGAAGCATCAGTTAGGCGTGTATTGCCATACGACTGTTGTCAGGCACTCTGCCGTGTTTCAGGCCGAGAAGAACTGCTGCATTATGAGATTCGCCACGAACACCTTTTTTACGACCATTAAGGAGGTCACTGACAGTGTTAGGATTCAAGCCGTTTTTGACGGCCCACCGAGCGATGGACAATCCTTGTTCTTCCAGTTTTGCCCTCGCCTGCTCCGGGGTAAGGAGCAGCTTGGAGGTCTTTTTGACCATGGTGTAGTCCCTTTTTTTTGAGTTTGTTTAACGCGCTTTGGCGTGGTTCGTGTTTATCTTTTCCCAGAAAATTGGGAACAAGTCAATCCCTAAAAACAGGGAAAGGGGTTTTTTGTGTCTTACGAAGCCTTGGGCGACAGAATAAAAAAGCTCCGTGGGGACACCTCTCAAACAGAGTTTGCCAAAAGATATGGGCTAAGTAAGAACACCCTATGGAGTTATGAGAACGAAACGACCGATCCAAAGACATCTTTTGTGACGGCTTTGATTGAGGACTTTGGCATAGACGCCAACTGGCTGTTGCTTGGGGCAGGAGAGCCACCCAAGCCGGAACTGACTTCTGTGGAGGCAGCACTGCTGGACAACTTTCGTCACTGCCCGGAAGACGAGCAGGACGCGATTGTCAAGACAAGTGCTCTATTGGCGAAATCTAAAGCCAAAGCTCTGAAGAAAATTGGATAAGCGGTCAGGCGGGCCGCTAGAATATTATGAAGACTTGGGGGAGTCATACTTGAAGCCCGGCGCAAAGCCGAAAAGGGAGATGAGGTATTTATGACGATTTATCTTATTATTGTCATCTTGTTCGCTGTTGTCTTTTGGTTGATCCCCGGTTGGGCTCGTTGGAGTTTGGGTGCAATTGCTGGTGCCTTCATGCTGCCCCACGGCGAGAATATGACAGTCGTATATTTCCTTATAGCCCTATGCGGAGTGGCCAGCCTGTTCGTCGGCTACGTCATCTTTTTGCACTACCCAGCCCGTAAGAAGTGGTGCAGGCCGCTTCTAGTCTGCGGGGCGCTCCTCTTGCTGCCGACCTTTGCGCAGCACACCCCGAAAAGGTTAAATAGCTGGGATGGAAATGATGTGGCTGAGTCCGCGCCGATGACATTAACTCTTCCTACCGACACCCCAACGGAAACAGTCGAACTTATTCAGAACGCCGCTCCGGCCCTGGAAAAAAATCTGCCAGGTCTCCTCAAATATCAATCGTCTTTGACGTTCCTTGAAATCCGTGCTGGGTATAACTACTCAGCGGCACAGGAAGCCGGTTTCGAAAAAGGGACAACCGTAACGTGGCTTGATTTCAAAGTGGCGGACGATGACAGGACCATTCCCAAGGACTATTTTGCTCGAGGCCATCGAATAGCCGTGGGTATTGAGGATACGGGCAAAGCTCTTATTCTTCAAAAGAGGCAAGCGAAATCAGTATTCCTTGACCAGCCGTTTCTTCCTGCCCGGGGAGATTTGGTCATTCCGATTTTGGGAGAATCACAATGAGTAATTTCGAAAAATTCAATGAATTTCTTTACAAATATAAAGAGGAATATTGTCCTGACAACTCTGAGAAATATTCTCAAGAAGTTGAGGCTTGTCCGACCCAAGCCTATTGGGAAAAGTGGTTAACAGCGTTTTGTCTTTCTTTAGGACTTAATGTGCAGACTCGTGTGCAACGAAAGTCTGAGTCGGCAGATGGTCGACCTGATATAAAAATAATTCTGGATAACGGTGAAACTCTATGGATCGAATGTGTCGCCCCCGGAAATGCGACAAATGAACAACACAAAGTGAAAGACCCAATGCCAGATTTTTTTGGCAAGGAGCAGAAACCATTTCCCATCCCAACCGAGGCGTCCGACAAAGCAAAATTTCGTATAATCAATGCTCTTACCGAAAAACAAAAACAATACGTTGCCCGTAGGGAAAGTGGGCATGTAAAACAAAATGAACATTACATCATCGCTGTGAATACGGCTGATATCGGAATAGGTATATGGGGACACTTTGAGCATAACCTTCCGCCCGTAGCCCAAGTTTGTTATGGGCTTAAAGGGAACGAGGTTATCGTTTCATCGCCCAGCGGAATGCGTATTGAATACCCCAAAGAAAGTCGCATTAAAAAGAACTCAACGGCCTACGTAGACTCAGCATTTTTTATGCGGAGAGATCATGTTGGGATTTCAGCAATCATTGAAGGACATATTCCAGACAAAGCTTTATTGTGGAACCCCAAGATTAAGTTGTGGGATAATCGTAATGCGAATAATTTTTTACCCAATTCCGTGATAGAAAAATTTCAGCCTCCTTTCTTCGAATAACTCTTTTCCATTTAGTAACGCCCGTTACAATACATAGTGTCTCCTCTTTTCTAAAGTTTGGTTTCTTGAACCAAACTCTAGAGGAGGCTTCTGATGAAATTCCCCCGTATGTCCGTGACTGCCGTCATGGCTCTTGCGCTCCTGTGTTGTGTGGCTGTGATTGCCCCACAGCAACTCGGTGTCATTGTGTACAAGATCACGCTCGTCGTCATGGCCGGAGTGGCAGGCTATTGCCTGGACTTCGCGCTGTTTCCCTATGGCCGGCCGCATAGATTTAAAGATGATATTGCTCGTGCACCGGATGAACATTGGATTGATCTCAAGGCATTCTTTGCCGCTCAGTTTCGGCGTGCCATTATCGTGGCCGCTGCCATGTTGGCCGTGGGGTTGGGGCTGTAGTTATGGACTGGCCGCGTTTGCTTCATTGCGTTGTCGAGGGCTTGTTTCACTCCATGGGCTTCATGGCTGGAGTTCTTGCGATTGTATTTGCCCTCAAAGTCGCGGGGGTGTTCAAGTGAACTTATCCCGCATTTTCACATTCATTCTCTGCATGGTCGTACTGGTTCTTTGGATGTCTACGGCTCACGCCCTGGAAATCCCGGACCGCGCCCATCAGTACCGTTCAATTCTTATCCGCTGCGCCCGTGTGGAATGGGGGCTGAATGCTCCCGTTGCCACCTTCGCGGCCCAGCTGCACCAAGAAAGTTTATGGAACGCCGAAGCCAAGTCTCCTGTAGGCGCTGGCGGCTTGGCTCAATTCATGCCCTCCACAGCCAACTGGCTTCCGGAGGTTGCACCGCAGACAGGCGAACCCGCCCCGTTCAATCCGGGGTGGGCGTTACGCGCCCTGGCCGCCTATGACCTTTGGCTCTGGAAACGCATCAACGGTGCTACCCCGTGTGACCGCATGGCCATGACCCTGTCCTCCTACAACGGAGGCCTGGGCTGGCTGCGCCGGGACAAGCGGCTGGCAAAAAGCAAAGGGTTGGACCCGACCATCTGGTGGGGCCAAGTGGAAACCGTCAACTCGGGCCGGGCCGCCTGGGCCGTCCGCGAAAACCGGAGCTACCCGCTCCGTATCTTGTTCAAGCTCGAACCCCTCTACGAGGCCGCCGGATGGGGCCAAGGAGTCTGCCCATGATCCCGTTGACCATGCTTTCGGCGTTTGCAAGTTCAGGCTGGAAAAAGCTGGCTCTGGGCCTGGCCGTTGTCATCGTGGTGGCCGTCCTCGTGGGGCTGGCTGGCTGGCGCGGCTATCGGGCCGGATACGAATCCGCTGACCTCAAGCGTCAGGCCGAGGTGGCCGCGATCCACGCGGACCACGCCCAGGCTCTGGCTGGAGCCGAGGCCAAAGCGCGAAAGTTTCTGGAAGCTGCAACGGCCCGTGCCCACGCCCTGGAAGGCGAATACCTTGCCGCTAAGCAAGTCATTGCCAATCAATCCCGTGAACTTACCAACCAAAGGATCGCCCATGCGAGTCAAGATGTTGATACTGCTGACGGCACTTGCCGTTTTGGCCCTGAGTGGGTGCGTCTCTACAACAAGGCCATCGGTGCCGGTGACGGTAGTGATGCCATGTCCGTCGCCCCCTCCGGCCCTGCTGGAGATGCCCAAGCCGCCTCAATCGTTGACGCCGGGCTACTTTCAGAAGCCCCAACCGTAACGCCGGAAGATATTCTCGCTCATGCACGTGACAACGGCAAACGAAATCGGTCCCTTGAAGCGCAACTGGCCGCACTCATTCAATGGGCCCAGGGATTAAACGATGGGGAGGTTACTCCGTGAGTCCAGAAGTAACTATCCCGGCCTGGCAATTGATTGTCCTTGGGACAACCCTGCTACTTTCATTTTTTGGTTTTGTTTTTGCTGTCTGGAAAATCATCGCTGACAGGCGGGATAGAGACGCGAATGTCGCGATGAAGTGCGCAAAAGATGCTGCTACAAAAGCTGACGACAACGAAAAGAGCATCCTCAAGCTTCGTGCGGAACTGCCTATTGAGTATGTCCGGCGCGATGATTGGATTCGCAACCAGACTGTCATTGAGGCCAAGCTGGATGCCTTGGCCACTAAACTAGATCAGGGAGGCCGAAGTGGTTGTTGACCATAATCGTGTCCGGCGCGAACACTTGCGCTGGGTGCTTATCCTCACATTGAACAATGCCCGTCCCATGGGCTGTCATGATTCCATCGCTCTGGCGACTGTCCAGGGCGTATATCCCGATGCCACCGAACTGGAAGTACGCCGCGAGCTAGACTACCTCGCAGACCGCGAACTGGTGGACCTGGAGAAGAAACCTGACGGCCGATGGATCACCAAACTCAATCGCATCGGTGTCGACCTGGCAGAATACACCGTAAACTGTGAACCCGGCATCGCCCGGCCCGAAAAGTACTGGTAGTCATTATGCCCTCACGCTCCGCCGTCGACGTACTCCCCAAGGAAATCAAGAAATGGCTTGACCTCGCTTTGGCCGAAAATGGGTTCAAGGACTATCGTTTGTTATCCGATGAGCTCAAAGGCCGTGGCTTCGAGATTTCCAAGTCTGCTGTCCATCGCTATGGCCAGAAGTTTGAGGACCGTTTGGCTTCACTCAAACTGGTCACTGAACAATCCCGCGCCATCGTCATGGCCAATCCAGATGACGACAACTCTATCAACGATGCTCTCATGCGCCTTACTCAGGAAAAACTGTTCGGCATATTACTGGAGTTGGAAGTAGATCCGACAAAGGTGAACGTGGCAAGCCTTGTACGAAATGTAGCTGAGCTGGGACGCGCTTCGGTCACGCAGAAAAAATGGATGGCCGAAGCGCAAGAACAAGCTCGTAGGAAAGCGGAAGAACAAATGGTCAAGGCCGTGGAGGATGTGGCTCAAAAGGACGGCGGGAAAGCCTCTGCCGAAGAAGTTCTGCAACGTATCAAGGCCATCTACAGGGGCGAAGCATGAGCGGCGTTCTTCATCCATTCCAACGCCAATGGGTGGACGATGATGCCCGTTTCAAGGTGGGGATGTTTGCCCGTCAGACAGGTAAGACATTTTCCTCTACCCTTGAGATTGCCGAGGACATCCTTGACCACGATGTGCGAGGTAAACGGTCTCGCTGGGTAATACTTTCACGCGGTGAGCGTCAGGCAAAAGAGGCCATGAACGAGGGATTGAAACTCCATCTTCGCGCTATGGGAACCGCCTTTGAACATTTCGAAGAAGATTCCGGTTACCGCTATGAGGATGGCTCATCCATCAAGGCTCTGGAAGTTGTTCTCAAAAACGGCAGCCGAGTAACGGCATTGCCAGCAAATCCAGATACGGCTCGTGGCTTTTCTGCCAATGTATTTCTGGATGAGTTCGCCTTTCATGCTGATTCTCGCAAGATATGGTCGGCACTGTTTCCAGTTATTTCCAAGCCTGGTCTCAAACTGCGGGTTGTCTCCACACCTAATGGTAAAGGCAATAAATTTTATGAACTGATGACGGATGCCAAGCTTGGTAAGGCTTGGAGCCGTCATCATGTGGATATTTACAAGGCCGTTGATCTTGGACTTGAGCGTGACATTGAGGAGTTGTGTGCAGGTGTCGGCGATGTAGACACATGGTCCCAAGAATATGAACTCAAGTGGCTGGACGAGGCCTCGGCGTGGCTCTCCTATGATCTTATTGGCGGAGTGGAGCACGAACGCGCTGGCATACCGGAGAACTACACCGGCAACCCTTGTTTTATTGGCGTTGATATTGGCATCCGAAATGACTTGTTCACGATCTGGGTGCTTGAGTCTGTTGGGGATGTGCTTTGGACACGAGAGGTAATAGCCCGCCATCGCATATCTTTTGCAGAACAGGACGCTCTCCTTGATGAAGTGTTTTCACGGTACCGTGTTGTTGGCTGCCGCATCGACCAAACAGGCATGGGGGAAAAGCCGGTGGAAGATGCCAAGCGGCGGCATGGTCAAGTCCGAGTGCAAGGTATTCTCTTTAACCCCGTTACCAAACTGTACATGGCAACCCTCGGTAAGGAAGCGTTTGACGACAAGACCATCCGCATTCCCATGGGTGACACCGACCTGAGGGCCGATCTGCATAAATTGCGGCGCGAGGCCACACCTACTGGAGCACCAAAGTTCGTAGCAGAATCTGACTCCTCCGGTCATGCGGATCGAGCATGGTCATGCTTTCTTGCCCTCGCTGCTGCCGATTCTGGACAAGATGTATTCGCCTACCAGAGCGTTCCCAAGCGTGACCCCAACGATGACCACGACAACAACAGGCCCGTGCGGATCACCGCCGGATTTGGCCGAGGAATTATTTGATGTCCACTCCCACTTTATACGATCATCTCAATCGGCCCATCGTCAAAAATGATTTGCAGCGAGAACACGCCGCGCCATCACTGACAGGCGTTCGGTCCATCTGGTCTGGTGATTCCATTGCCCAAGGATTGACTCCTCAGCGTCTTGCAAGAGTTCTTCGCGAAGCAGCGGACGGTGATCCTCGAGAGTATTTGTTGTTGGCTGAGGAAATGGAAGAGCGTGACCCGCATTATTCATCCGTTCTGTCCACCCGCAAACGCGCCGTGGCTGGAATAGAGCCCTCGGTCAATGCCGCCAGCGACGACAAGAAAGACGTGGAGATCGCGGACGCGGTGCGCGACCTGATTGAGCGTCCGGAGTTTCCCGGTCTGATCACTGATCTGCTGGATGGCTTGGGCAAAGGGTATTCCGTATGTGAGATCATATGGGATCAGTCCGGTGCCAAGTGGGTGCCCGTTGAATATGAGTGGCGCGATCCACGTTTCTTTGTTTTCGATCGCGAGTCCGGCCAAAAGCTCCGGCTGCTTGATGAGGGCGCGACATGTGAGGGCAATCCGTTGCCGTCGTTCAAGTTCATCGCCCACATGCCGCACCTTAAGTCCGGCATACCCATCAGAGCTGGCCTTGCTCGATTGGCTGCCGTGAGCTGGATGTGCAAGTCATATACGCTGGCGGACTGGATGGCCTTTGCCGAGGTGTTTGGTATGCCGCTGCGCCTCGGTCGCTATGGGCAGGATGCTACAGAACGGGACATCGATATTCTCAAGATGGCCGTTGCCAATCTCGGAACAGACGCGGGTGCCGTGCTACCAGATTCCATGCGAATTGATTTCCAGGATGCTGCCAAATCAGCTGGCGGCCCGGAGTTATTCCCACGCTTGGCCGAATTCCTGGATAGACAAATGTCCAAGGCCGTCCTTGGGCAAACCATGACAACGGATGACGGAAGTTCACAAGCTCAGGCTAATGTCCACAACGACGTGCGTCTCGACATCAAGAATGATGACGGCCGTCAAGTTGGTGCCACTATTAATCGAGACCTGGTCAAGCCGTTCGTCGATCTCAACTACGGCGTCCAGGAGCGGTACCCGATTGTTAAGATCAAGGAAGAAGAACCTGAAGACATCACGGCTCTGGCCGAAGTGCTGTCCAAGCTGGTGCCTCTCGGCAATCTCGGCATCGAGGCCCGATCCGTGCGTGAACGAATGGGCTTTTCCAATCCAACGGAAGGAGCTGAATTACTCGGCGTAACGCCTCCTGTTGCTCTCAACCGGGCGAAGAACCGTTCCGGTAAAGCTGCCCTCGATGCTGAGGCTGAAATGGATCAGCTCGCCCGGGATGCGATGGACGAATGGGAAGAAATACTGGACCCCATGGTCAACCCGGTTCAAGCCCTTGCAGACAATTGTTTCACGTATGAAGAATTTCTCGCCGGCCTGAATGACCTTGTGCGGGACGTTGATTCCGAAAAGCTCATGATGTCCCTTGCCGAGGCCTCGTTCAAAGCGCGTGGCCTGGGCGATGTTGGGGATTAATCATGGCAGGTAAGTTTGTCAGACGTCCGCCCAAGGAAACACTGGAATGGTTCCGCGCCAAGGATATGAAGCCCGGTTTCGATCATCGGGACGTCTGGGGAGAGGAACACGCTACCGCCTTCACTGTGGCCAAGGCCACCCAGATGGACATTCTGTCTGACATTCGCGGCGAAGTGGATCGCGCTCTGGCAGAAGGCAAAGCCTTCCGCGACTTTGCCAAGGACTTGAAGCCGACACTTCAGAAGAAAGGCTGGTGGGGCGCAAAGGAAATGCTTGATCCGGCCACGGGTAAAACGCGGATTGTGCAGCTCGGAAGCCCGCGGCGACTCAAAATTATCTACGATACCAACATGCGCACAGCTCGCAGCGCCGGGCAATGGGAACGCATCCAGCGCACCAAAGCCGGACTGCCGTACCTCCTCTATCAACTCGGCCCGTCCCGCGAGCACAGACCAGAACACATTGCCTTTCATGGCTTGCTGCTTCCCGTGGATGATTCTTTCTGGGGCACGCATATGACACCCAATGGATGGGGCTGCAAGTGCCACGTTCGACAAGTTTCCAAAGCAGAGCATGGCCGACTGGTGCGTGACGGGGTTCGAGCTCCGGCTCCGGAACAGGTGATTAACCCAGAGACCAGATTGCCAACTGGCCATCGTTCACCGTTAAACGTGAAGGTGCGAACCGAAGCCCCAGCCATTAGAACACGCGAGTATATCAATCGGCGGACTGGCGAAGTCCATCAGGTACCAATGGGCGTTGATCCCGGATGGGATTACAACCCCGGAAAAGTTGGACGGTTGAATCAGGCACTGGACATCACCGCAAAGAAGCTGACCAATGCTGGAGCTGAGGGCGCGGCCGTTGTCCGTGAGCTGACCGCTGAAACTCTGGAGACATGGTCAAAGTCACCCAAGGCTGATTTTCCCATCGGCATGATGGCCGAAGATGACGCGGTCAGGATCGGCGGCAAGACCAGGTTGGTCCGACTCTCACCGGATACGCTGGACAAACAACTCAGGGAACACCCTGAACTGGACTTCAAGGAATACGTTTTTATTCAGGACGCTTTTGATCGCGGTGAACCTATTCAGGATGGATCGCGCAGTCTGGTCTATCTGCTTGAGGAAGAAGGTTACGTGACAGTGGTGAAGGCAACTAAGTCCGGCAAGGCCATGTTCATGACGAGCTTTCGGCGGTTGTCTTCCGAGGGCGGCAAGCGTGATCGTGAGATCATCCGGCTGCGTCGTCGCCAAAAGTAAAACCCCTCGCCGAGGCAAGGGGTTTTTCTTCGCTGGCTGGCAGGGCCTCCCATCCGGACAAGCCGGAAACCCTGCATAGCACTCCGGTGCAAGCACCGTGTTACGGCCGGGAGATTCATCACCGTGTCGCAACCAGCTTAATACGATAATAAGGCTTCCTGCTCCCCACGTCAATGTGAGGTGCTCGAAAAACGTCTCAGAACGCATTTAGCCTCTATCTCGCGTCCCGTCCGTTGATTTTTAAACAAAAATGTGCCGTAGCCCGTTCATGAATCGTTTTGAACGTGGTTGAATCGGCCGCTCGGCTGTGAATTCCTGTCCGTCACTGGCATCGCCCTTTCCAGAGCAGGGGATTTAGTAACGCCTGTTACAGGACTTGGTCCTGCCTTCCTGCCATGCTGCCGGTCATGAAACATCTTCTTTTCGCTCTCAATGTAAAACTCCCGGCCATTGCTCCCGAGTGGGTCGAGTTGATTCCTGCTGGCCCTATGGTCAAGGGGCGAGACGGCCGAGAATGGAAATTCGGCAGTTACGAAATCTTCCACGTTATAAACCGCTATGAATTCGATGGGCTCGATTTGGTCATTGACCGCGAACACGCCACCGAGATCAAGGGCGCGGAGGGCGAAGAAGCCCCGGCCGCCGGATGGATCAAGGAGATGGAAGATCGAAACGGAGCCCTGTGGGGGCGAGTCGAATGGACGGATCGCGCCAAGGCTCAAATCGAGAGCCGTGAATATCGCTACCTCTCTCCCGTTTTTTCCTACACCAAGACTGACCGCGCAATCCGGGTTCTGGAGTCTGCCGGTCTGACCAATAAACCCAACCTTCGCCTGACGGCCCTTAACCGGCGGGCGACAAACATGGAGGAAGACACCATGAAAAAGGCATTGTGCCGTCTGCTCGGATTGCTGGAAACGGCATCCGATCAGGAAATTCAGGATGCCGTTTCCAAACTCAAGGGAGATTTGGATACGGCAAGCAACCGAGTCATGACCAAGGAACTGCTTTCCGTTCTCGGTCTGGAGGAGAACGCCGGAATGGATCAGGTCATCGCCCAGGCCAAGACGCTGACCGGTGATGACAAGGCTTTGAACAGCATCCAGGGCGTTGGTGCCACCCTTGATCTGACCAAGTACGTTTTACGCTCGGACTACGATATGGCCATCAATCGCGCCGAGACTGCCGAGACTGGTCTCAAGCAACGCGACGATGCTGATCTCGATGGCAAGATCGAGATAGCCGTCAACACGGCCATCAAGGACGGCAAGATCGCTCCGGCCAACAAGGACTTCTACGTGTCCATGTGCCGCAAAGACGACGGCCTGGAAGAATTCCAGAAGTTCGCCGAGTCCGCGCCCAAGGTCATCGATAATCCGAAGCTGCCGGATGAACCTAAAACCGGCAAAAATTCGCTTTCCGATTCGGAGCGCGCCGTCTGCCACAACCTCGGCCTGTCCGAAGAGGATTTCACCAAATCCCTCAAGGAGGATAGCTAGATGCCTTTGACCGCAGATCGCAACACAAGAAAACGTGACGGAGACCTGTTCCAGTTTCCTGCAAAAGCGGGCGTTCTCATCTTCGCTGGCAGTCTGGCCGCCTTGGATGCATCTTCTCTTTTGGTCCCTGCCGCCGCCGACACCGCTCTGACGATCGTTGGGCGCGCAGAGGAAACCGTCGATAACCGCAACGGCGCAGACGGCAACCTGGAAGGCACAGTCCTCCGGGGTTGCTTCTGTTACGCCAACAGCTCCGCTGCTGACGAAATCACACGTGCCGACATCAACTCCTCCGCATACGTGGTGGACGATGAAACCCTGGCTAAAACCAATGGCACCAGCTCCCGCCCGGTTGCCGGAATCATCATGGACGTGGATGACCTCGGCGTCTGGGTAAAAATCTAGGAGTAAAACATGCAAATTAATGCATCCACTTTGAGTGCCCTGTTCACTGGTTTCAAAGTTATTTTCAACAAGGCTTTCGAGGGAACGCCCAGCGACTGGGAAAAACTGGCCATGGTCGTTCCGTCCTCTACTTCGCAAGAAGTATACGCATGGCTTGGCACCATTACCGGATTCAGCAAGTGGGCTGGTGACCGCGTAATTCAAAATCTGAAAACCCACGATTTCACCATCAAGAACGAGTCCTTTGAGAATACCGTTGGCGTCAATCGCGACAAGATCGACGATGACAACTACGGCGTTTACAATCCCATGATCGCCCAGCTCGGTCAGGATGCGAAATCCCATCCGGATGAGCTGATCTTCGCTCTCCTGAAGGCTGGCTTTTCTACCCCTTGCTACGATGGACAGAACTTCTTCGACACAGATCACCCTGTTATCCAGAAAGATGGCTCCGTGACCAGCGTGTCCAATATGGCGGCTGGTGCATCAGCACCCTGGTTCCTTGTGGACGTAAGCCGCGCCATCAAGCCGCTCATCTTCCAGCGCCGTAAGAATTACACCTTTACCGCCATGAACAAGGACACTGACACCAATGTGTTCATGCGCAAGGAATACATCTACGGCGTGGATGCCCGTTGTAATGTCGGCTTTGGCCTCTGGCAGCTCGCCTACGGTTCCAAAGAAGTTCTGAACAAGGACAGCTACAAGGCCGCCCGTACCGCTCTCATGGAAATGAAGGGCGACAACGGCAAGCCGCTCGGCGTTCGTCCGACACTTTTGGTTGTATCCCCGGTTAATGAAGGCGCGGGACTCGAAGTGCTCAAGGCTGAACGTGACGCCCAGGGTGCCACCAACGTCTACCAGAACACGGCAGAGCTCCTGACCACGCCGTGGCTCGCGTAGGAGGTAAATCATGCCCAAGGTAGTCATTATATCCAGGCGTGAAGGCTTCCGTCGATGCGGCGAGGCTCACTCCGTCAAGGAAACCATTTGGGAAACTGATCATTTCAGTGAAGAGCAAGTGAAAATTCTTGAGGCAGAGCCCATGCTCATCGTCGGCTATCTTGAGGATGAGGACGGTACGTCCGAAGCCGAGCCCGTGCCAACCAAACCGGAAAATACCGATGATCTGCTGGCGGCCATCGCCAAGGCTATCGGTGATCTGGACAAGGAAACTGACTTCACCAAGGCCGGTACGCCTCGCGTCGATTCGGTTGAGGCAAAGCTCGGTTACAACGTCAACGGCGAAGAGGTTCTTGTCGCCTTCGAGCAGTACAAGAAGGATAACGGCTGATGGCTTACGCCACCACGCAAGACATCATAGACCGGTACGGCGAGGACCTTCTTTTGGTCCTTGCTGACCGGGATGGTGACGGCGCCGCCGATGCCGAGGTGACGAGCCGAGCTCTGGCGGACGCCGATTCCGAAATCGACCTCCATCTGGCCAAGCTCTACGACTTGCCGTTGGCAACCGTGCCGTCCGTCCTGATTCAGGTGGCCGTGGATATCGCCATCTATCGGATGTGCAACAACGATGCGCTGGTTACCGAGGAAATTCGCACTCGATACAAGGACGCACGGAGTACTCTTCGCGGTATTGCCAAAGGCGAGACATCGCTTGGCGCTGTCCCTGAATCGTCCGGCGGAATCGCCTCGGGGCCAGCCATCGTGAAAGGTCCACCTCGTGTGTTCGGCCGAGGCTCCGGCGGAGGTCTGCGATGAGCGTTGACATGCGCGTTGACATGCGTGGCCTGCACAGGCTGGCTGATCGGATCGCCCGACTCGGCGACATGGACACCCGCCCGCTCATGGATGAGTTGGGCGCGGCTGTCGTTTCGCAGACGCAGCACCGGATCGATTCCGAAAAGACCGACCCGGACGGCAAGCCGTGGGAAGCGTGGTCCGACAGTCATGCCAAAACACGCCACCAAGGGCAAAGCCTGCTTATGGGTTTCGGTGCCCTGAATGACTCCATCGAGCACATCATGGGCATCACCGGCGACCATGTCGAAGTCGGTTCCAACCTGGTTTATGCAGCCGCCCACCAGTACGGCCTGGACATGACCGTGGTCAGTAACCGGCGCAGGATCACGATCCCGGCCCGTCCGTACCTCGGTATTTCCTTTGAAAACGAAGAGGATCTGGTTGCCCTGGTGGATAACTATGTGGATCGCCAGTTGAGGGAATTGCAATGAGTCTTGAAACCCTGCGCACTGGCGTCGTTAACAAACTCAACACGTCCACACCCAAAAGCGTCCACTGCGATTCGCATGGTGGCCGATTCGATCTGAACGAACTCAAACGCGTTTCGTCCAAGGCACCGGCCGCGTATGTGGCCACCCTCGGATTCAGCAACTTGAAGGAACTTTCCGGGACTTACGAGGCGACCGTGGCCTGGGGCGTGTTCGTGGTTGCCAAGGATCAGCGCGGCGCGAAACGTGATCAGGTGGCTCTGTCCATCGTGGACATGCTGTCCTTGATTCTCCCCGGCAATAACTGGAGCCTGGATGAATCCTTGGGCACGCCTGAAAGGATTCAGGCTGACAATCTTTTTTCCGCCCTCATAGACAAGGCCGGTGTGGCCATGTGGGCAATCACCTGGCGACAGCATATGGAGCTCGGCCGGGCCATGACCGAAGACGAGTTGGCGACTCTTGATCTTTTTGCAACCTTTGATGCCCGATTCCCGATCGCGGACGATGCTCCCGAGACCAAGGATCAGGTCAGCCTGCCCCAGGACGGGGTTTAGGAGGAAAAAACCATGGCTATGAAAATGCTTTACCTGAAACCTACGAACAAGGATTCCGTTGTGCGTGATCCGCGTAATGGAAAAAGACTGCCCGAGGGCGGTGACGGTGTTCCCGACACCAGCTACTGGAGACGCCGTCTGCGTGATGGCGATGTGGAAAAAATCACTGCCCAAGCCATAAAGAAAGCCGCTGCCGAAAGAGAGGCTGCCGCTGAGAAGGCCAAGGCCAAACCCGCCAAGGAGGATTAGGCCATGGCTATCAGCTTCAATGACATCCCGGACAACATCCGGGTGCCCCTGGTTTACATCGAGTTCGACAACACCCGTGCCGTTGCAGGTACTCCGGCCATCGAGTACAAGCTGCTCGTCCTCGGTCAGATGCTCTCTACCGGTACGGCCACCGAAGCTGAACCCGTGCGCGTGCTGAGCGAGGATCATGCCGTCAGCCTATTCGGACGTGGCTCTATGCTGGCCGGCATGTTCGGTGCCGCCAAGCTTGCGGATCGCTACCTGGAGACATGGTGCATACCGCTCAAGGATGCTGGCGCAGGCATTGCCGCTACCGGCACGATCGCACTGACCGGTTCCGCCACGGCCGCCGGAGTCCTCAACTGCTACATCGCTGGCCAGCGAGTCCGTGCATCCGTGCCTGCACTCGCCACGGCCACCGAAGCCGCTACCGCCCTGGCCGATGCCATTAACGCCGACCTTGATCTGCCTGTCACAGCGTCCGCTGCCGTTGGAACAGTCACATTGACCGCCCGGCACAAGGGTGAATCCGGCAACGATATTGACATCCGTTTCAATTATTACACCGGCGAAGTGCTTCCAGCTGGCCTAACCGTGGCAATCACGAACATGGCCTCCGGTGCTGCCAACCCGGAGATCGCTGATGCCATCGCCGCATTCGGTGATGAATGGTGGAACGGCCTGGTTGTTCCCTGGACCGATGGCAGCAACATGGCTGCTCTGGAAACCGAGCTGCTTGATCGTTGGGGTCCGACCAATATGAAAGACGGCATCGCCTATACCGCCATGAAGGGAACGCATTCCGAGGCCGCAACCTGGGGCAATGCTCGCAACGGCCATCTGGCCAGCTGCATACCTACCGGTGCATCACCCACACCGCCTTGGATTTGGGCAGCCGTCTATGCGGTGGTCGCTTCCGGTTCCCTGTCCATTGATCCGGCCCGGCCGCTCCAGACGCTGGCTCTGACCGGCATTCTGCCTCCGGCCCAGGGCGATCGGTGGACCATGGAAGAACGCAACTTGCTGCTCTATGATGGACTGGCCACTTTCTCCGTGGATTCCGGCGGCGTGGTCCGCATTGAGCGCGCCATCACGACCTATCAGAAAAACGCCTATGGCTTGGCCGATCCGAGCTATCTGGATGTGACCACTCCGGCTACGCTCAGCTATCTCCGGTACGCCACCCGCGCGCGGATCACGCAGAAGTTCCCCCGCCACAAGCTGGCAGACGACGGCACCAGGTTCGGTCCTGGACAGGCCATCGTGACGCCTTCCATCATCCGGGCCGAGCTGCTCGCTCTGTTCCGTGAACTCGAAGAAAAGGGACTGGTGGAGAACTTCACCCAGTACAAGGCCGATCTCATTGTTGAGCGCGATGCCGACGATCGCAACCGCCTCAACGTCCTGAGCCCGCCCGATCTCGTTAACCAGCTCCGCATCCTTGCCGAGCAGATTCAGTTCATTCTGTAGGAGAAAATCAATGCCCAACCCAAATCAAATCACCGGAAAGGCCGTTATCCGTTTCGACGGACGCGAGTACAAGACGGCCGATGAAGCCAATCTCTCACCGGGCGGCGTATCCCGCGAACCGGTCAAGGGTGCAGGCAAGGTCCACGGCTTCACCGAAACGACTGAAGTCCCGGAAATGGAATGCACCATTTACCACACCAACCAGATTTCACTGGCTGAAATTCAGGCCATTGATAACGCTACCGTGATTTTCGAGACCGACACCGGTAGCCGGTGGGTCCTGACCGGTGCTTTCGTCACCGATCCGCTTTCGCTCAAGACCAAGGGCGGCGAGGTTGCGGTCAAGATGTCTGCCATGACTTGTGAGGAAGATTAAATGCCCGCCACTGTGACTATCCCGCTGACTACACCGATCATAATCGGAAAACAGGAATGCGGTGAGGTGATTCTGCGCGAGGCCGGTGGTGGAGACGTCATCGAAGCGCAGGAAGAATCCGAAAAGCTGATCATGACGGTTGATGGTCCCCAGCTTGTTGCAAGTCCTACGCTTGTTGGAGTGAACGTGTTGCGCCGTCAGGTTGTCAGTATCGGTCCTATCAAAGGGCCTGTTGACATTGTCACCCTTAAACGGTTGTCCGTACCCGATCTGAACGCGGTGCAAAGGACCGCTGACGATATGGACAAGGCACAAGCACTCCAGATCTTTAAGGCGGAATTGAATAAGCGGGGGCGAGATGGTGAGCATGGTTCCGACGATTCAGAAGTTGGTCCTGCTCATGGCGAAGATGACGACGTGGTCAGAAGTTGAGTTGCTTGGATTGCCGCTTCGTCGATTGATTAGATACTTGCAACATCTCGGGGTCTCATGAGCAATCTGCGAACTTCAGTTATTTTGGACCTGGCTGGAAACCTTCAGGGCAAGGCCAGAAGCTACACCAAGGCCATCACCAACATGGCCAAGCGTGGATCGCGCAGCATGAATATGCTGCGTCGGTCCACGTTAGCCGTCGGCCGCGGTCTCGATGCCATGGGCAATCGTTACGTAGCTAGCTTTGGCGGCATGGCGGCAGCTTACAAAGGAGCCCAGGCGGTCATGGCCTCGGGCAACCTTGACAAGAGCCTCATTAAGACCACCCAGACCGCCGAGGCAACTCGGAAGGCTGCCGCACTCTTGCGCCGTGAACTGCACACCATGTCCAAGTTGACGGGCATAAAAGTGGACAATTTGCTGATAGGCTTTGACAACCTAGTTCAGTCCGGCCTCAGCTGGGAGGCAGCCCTCGCTACCATCTACAACATTAATCGGGCCATGGGCGTCACCGGCGCACAGTCCGAAGTGCTGACCGGCGGGCTCACCGTGGCGGCCAAGGCTTTTGATTTCGATCTGACCAAGGTGGAAACCTCGGCCTTGCTGCTGGACAAGATGACCGTGGCCGGTAGGTTGGGCAATGCCGAACTGGAAGACTTGGCAGGCATCTTCGGTCGCGTTGGCGTCAACGCAAAGCGCGCCGGGCTGGATTTTGATTCCACCCTTGGCTTTATTGAGGAACTGTCACTCATCGAGAAGTCCCCTGAACGATTGGCCACACTGATGGATTCGACGTTTCGACTATTCACCAATCAAAATTATCTTAAAAAAGCGTCCAAAGTCACAAAAGTTAGCTTTTATGACGCTGATGGTGAACGCAGAGCTGCCTTTGATGTACTTGAAGATATCGCTACCAAGTATAAGACATTGACGACTGATCGGCAGCGTGATCGTTTCATCTTCGCGGCCTTTGGCGATGCTGATCTTGATACACGAAAAGGACTTTCTACGCTCCTGGCTGGTGACTCTCTGACCAGTGCCCGGACCATGGCCGCGACCATCAAGGATGCATTCGGCACCATCGCCAAAGACTTGCCGGGAGCATTGGACAACTCGGTTGACCAGGTTGCTCGCCTCAAATCCGCACTGGGTGAAGCCGCTGACGAATTCGCTCAGCCTATCAATGATGTCATCAAGCGTGCCATCAAGCATCTTTTAGATAACAAGAAAGTCTCCGGCACTGAAATGCTGGTAGGCGGCGCCGTGGCCGGTGCAGCCCTTTTGGGTACGGCCAAGTTGGTCGGTGGCCTCATTCTTTCCCGTCTCGGTGGCAAGCTGAAAAGTGGACTCGGCGGCCTTGCTGGTGGCGGTTCCGGGCCGATTCCAGTTTATGTCGTCAATAATAAGATGAGCATGATGCCAGGCGAATACGGCGGTGGCTGGCAAGGCGGAAAGGGTAAAAAAGTTGGCAGCAAAATATCGGGGAGAGGCGGAAAATTCGGTCGGCGTGCTGCCGGAGGACTTGTTCTGGCGGGCACTGCAATTGGACTTATTTCGACACTGACCAACGACGATTTTTCTACAAGTGATAAAATTACGGCCAGCGGTGGAGCCGTGGGCGGCGGCCTCGGCGGTTGGGGTGGTGCCGTAGCTGGTGCGCAAATCGGTGCGGTTCTCGGCAGCGTTGTTCCCGTGCTTGGGACGGCTATTGGCGCGGCTATCGGCGGCGTTGGTGGTGGTCTTGCTGGTGCTTGGGCTGGCGGAAACGTGGGCGAACGGCTTGGCGAGTTAATCGGAATGCTGGCTGGTGATGACGAACAGAAACGACCCGAGGCAAAAATGCGCATCGAGGTCAGTGATGACCGTGTTCGTGTGGGCCACTTGGACGCACGCGGAATGGAAGTCGATGTTGATTCCGGGCTCTACATGGTGGGGGTTGGCCGATGAGTTGGAGAGATCAACTGCGTGATGCGAGCTTTCGAGGAAAGCCTTTTTTCGTTAAGTCAAGTGACTTCTCTGGTGGTCGACGGACGCAGTTGACCGAGTACCCATTACGTGATGACCCGTACACTGAGGACCTTGGCCGGATGGCAAGGGAATTCACCGTGGAAGTTTTTGTGCTGGGGAATGATTACATGGCTGCTCGGAACGCCCTTGTTGAGGCGCTGGAAGCTGGTGGGCCCGGAGAGCTAGTCCATCCTTATTACGGCACTCGCACCGTAGCCGTGAATGGGAAATTTCGTGTTCGCGAAACTACGGCCAAGGGTGGTATAGCTACAATCACCATTCCCTTTTGCGAAGCGGGCAAAGTGGCTCAGCCGACCGAAAGCGCGGACACTTCCTGGGCCGTTAGCAAGGCGGCGGATACGGTGACAGAAACATCCGTCAAAGATTTTTCCATGACCTTTGACACCAAAGGTCCGGAATGGGTGCGCACCGAGGCACTTGGTCATATCAACGCCGCCCTGGACAAAGCCCGGGCAACTCTCGATCAGGCTGCCGTTCCCGTCGACTTGGTCAGTCAGGTTGCCACCGATGTGGCTAATTTAAAGGGCGAGGCTTCCACACTTCTGGGAACGCCAGATACACTGGCCAGTCGCCTTTCGGGCGTCATTGCTGGTCTCTTGCCGTCAAACCTGAGCGATCCGATTCCCGTAGCCCGTAGCCTGTTCACCTATTCCAATCCAGCCCCCGCATTGTCGCCGTTGTCCACCATGGGCACCAAGGCCGAGGCGAACGCCGAAGCAATATCTGGACTGGTTCGGCGCGTTGCTCTGGCCGAGGCCGCCAGAGACGTGTCCACCATGAACTTTGATACCTATGAAGATGGACTGGCCGTCCGCGATCTCCTGGCCGATGGTCTGGAAGACGAAGCGACCATGGCCAGTGATCCGGTGTATCTGTCCCTGACTGATCTGCGCGTAGCTGTGGTCAAAAACTTCGCCGGACGTGGATCGCTGCCAAGGCTGACGTCCTACAAGCCTGCCGAAACGTTGCCCGCCCTTGTGGTTGCCCATTCCATTTATGGAGATGCCACCCGGTCCGATGAGATATGTTCCCGCAACCGCGTGCGCCATCCCGGAGCCGTGCCCGGCGGCATGTCCCTGGAGGTCCTGACCAATGACTAGCCCGGACGTGCGCCTCAAGATCGACGGCCGCGAGTTCGGCGGTTGGAAACGGATTTCTATCCGGCGTGGGCTGGAGCAGCTCGCCGCCACGTTTGAACTGACCGTGACCGAACGCTGGGCCGGGCAGGATGTGGTCCGGCCGATCGTTCCAGGAGTAACCTGCACTTTGCTGGTCAACGGCTCGCCGATAATCAACGGATACGTTGACGACATAGGCATTGATTACGACGATAAAAGCCATGGCGTTATCGTGTCCGGACGCGACAAGACAGGCGACCTGATCGACTGTTCCGCGCCGTCAACTCAATTTTCTGGCCGCACCATCGCAGAAGTAGCCACTGATCTCTGCAAACCCTTCGGCGTAGGCGTCAAAGTGGCCACTGACATCGGCGGCCCCTTTTCTCGTCTCAAGAACAACGAAGGTGATTCGGTTTTCGAGACCTTGGAACCGGCAGCACGGGTTCGCGCGATACTTCTTCTCTCTGACGGTTTGGGCAACCTGGTCCTGGCCAGAGCCGGGACGCAGCGTATCAAGGAAGTGCTCGAACTCGGCAGGAATGTACTCCGGGCAAGCGGCAGTTCATCCCATCGTGATCGGTTCAGCCGCTATCAGGTCAAGGGCCAGATGGCCGGTACTGACGAGTGGAACGCCGAAGACGCCGCCCACCCGTTTGGAACAGCCACCGACAACGCCATCAAGCGGCATCGTCCCCTGACCGTGCTGGCCGAAGAACAGGTGGACGAAACGTCCGCCAAGGAGCGGGCCGAGTGGGAGCGCAATGTTCGCTATGGCCGAAGTCGTAGGATCAGCTACACCGTCAAAGGCTGGCATCATTCCGGCGATCTTTGGCAGCCGGGCTTCATGGTTCCAGTGCGAGACAAATTTCTTGGTGTCAGCGATGACCGCCTCATTTCCGGAGTCGACCTGCTTCTGGATGATAAAGGATTCAACACCAAGCTGGACCTGCTCCCGCGTCAATCCTTTGAGCGCATGGAACTGCCGGAACCGGGGGAAGATGAAGCATGGTAATTCGTCTCATCAGCAAAATGCTCCGCCCGATCAAGAATCGGATATCGCTTATGGTCTCTCGCGCCGTGTTGGTCCTGATCGACGACAAAACCACCCTCCAGCAATTGCAAGCCCGTATCTTGGGTGAAGAGCTACTCGATGAACTGGAGCGTTTCCAGCAATACGGATTCACTTCCGTGCCGCATCCCGGTGCCGAAGCCATCACCCTGTCCGTTGGTGGACATCGCTCGCACACCGTTGTCATCAACGTGGATGATCGCCGGTACCGGCTCAAGGGCCTGAAAGGTGGCGAGGTGGCCATTTATACGGATGAAGATCAAAACGAACACGGTTGCCGGATTGTACTCAAACGAAACAACGTCATTCAAATGCGGGCGCGAGAATTAGATTTAGAGGGGTCGGAGCGTGTCCGGATTGCCTCCTTGGGAGAGTTGGAACTGCACGCAGGCAAGCGGCTGGAAACGGACGTGGCCGGGTACGGAAATGCTCTTATTTTTGAGGATAGCCAGTGGCACACCGACACGTATCACGACGGTGCCACCGTTGTAGCTGGTACGGAACATGGAATTCAACCGCCGGAGGTGGATTAGATGGACGCCGGATTGATCTGGAAAGAGATGGGTGCAGACCTCGCCTTAGATGATTTGGCGCTGGTCCGTGATGACGGCTTGAAAACGGCTGTCATCCTGTCTTTATTCGTCGATCGTCGCGCCGAGGTTGACGACGTGCTGCCCGACAACACCGGCGATCGCCGAGGCTGGTGGGCCGATGCCTATTCCGAGATTGAAGACGACAAGATCGGTTCGCGCTTGTGGTTGCTCAGCCGTGAGAAGCAACTGCCTTCGGTTCTCATGAGGGCCAAGGAATACGCCGAGGAAGCATTGGCCTGGATGGTGGAAGATAACATCGCCGAGTCCGTGTCCGTTGAAACGTGGTGGGTTCGCACTGGAACCCTTGGCCTCTTGGCTAGGATCGTGCGTCCGGACGCTCCCGCCATCAAGTATAAATTTGAGTATCTCTGGGAGGGAATGTAGATGCCTTTTGAGCGTCCTAGCCTGACTGATTTGATGAGCCGCGCCATTACGGACATCGAGAGCCGCCTTGATGGAGCTGATGCCAGCTTGCGCCGGATGCTCCTGAACATCCTCGCCAAGATGCAGGCCGGCTCCGTTCATGGGCTTTATGGTTATCTGGATTGGATAGCCTTGCAGGGTATGCCGGATACTGCCACTGACGAGCACCTTGAGCGTTGGGCTTCCATCTGGAGCAAGCAGCGCAAGGCTGCATCCAAATCTTCTTGCCCCAACGTCAACTTCGCCGGAACGGACGGGAGCGTGATCCCGATCGGTACGTTGCTAAAACGAGCCGATGGTTTTGAATATGAAACCACGACCCAGGGCGTGATTGCCGATGGTTCGGTGAATGTGTCCATCGAGGCCGTTAAAGCTGGTTCCGCTTCCAATGCAGCTACAAGCACGCAGCTCAAACTACCGTCTCCCGTGGCCGGAGTGCAGAGCACCGCGATCGCCGGCGAACTGGCTGGAGGAGCTGACATAGAAAGCGACGAATCTTTGCTCGGCAGGTACCTGTCTCGTATTCGGCAGGCTCCGCATGGTGGTGCTGATTTTGACTATGTGGACTGGGCTCTGGAAGTGAGCGGCGTAACCCGCGCTTGGCCGTATCCTCGTGAGTTGGGAGCCGGTACCGTGACGGTTCGTTTCATGACAGACGACTTGACCGCCGACGGCATCCCCGCCGCCGAGTCCGTGACGGCCGTACAATCTTATATAGATAATGTACGCCCCGTGACCGCCGATGTATTCGTGGTCGCTCCGGTGGCCGTGCCCATTAATCCCGCTGTCAATTTGAGCCCCAACAGCGCGGCGGTACAAGCCGCCGTGCAAGCGGAACTCTCCGATCTTTTGAAACGTGAAGCCATACCCGGCGCAACGATCCTGATCAGCCATCTGCGCGAAGCCATTTCCATCGCCATGGGCGAGACTGACCATGTACTCGTTTCGCCAGTGGCTGACATCTCACACACCACTGGCCAGATTCCGGTCCTCGGAACCATCACCTGGGGAGACTTGCCATGAGCATGACCGCTGAACAATATCGCGCTCAGCTTCTGGCTCTGGCTCCGCCCGGCACGGCATTACCCAAGGAACTGGATAGTGTCTTTGCGGAACTGCTCATGGCCATGGCCGATGAACAGGCCCGCGTGGACAGTCGAGCCGACGACGTCCTGGCAGAGCTTGATCCACGGACTTCCATGGAACTGCTCACTGATTGGGAGCGCGTCTGTGAACTGCCCGGTAAGTGCTCCCGCTCGTCCGAAACCATCCAGGAACGTCGCGAAGCCGTTCACCTCGTCATTACGGCCCAGGGCGGACAAACTCCGGCTTATTATGAAGAGGCTGCAGCCACCATGGGCGTGGCTGCCACGGTGGAGGAATTCCGACCATTCCGTGTCGGCAGCTCCACCGCAGGCGATCCTTTGAGCAATGAACCATGGACACACGCATGGCGTATGCGCGGTCCGGAAGAGACCATAAAGCCTTTTATCGCTGGTGGTGGAGCCGCTGGTGATTCCTTGGCCAAGTGGGGCAACGAGATGTTTGAATGTCACATCTCACGGCTCGCCCCGGCCCACACAATCGTAACTTTTGCATACGGAGCAGAATAATGAAAAGAGTTGATCACCCCACGGCAACGGACACCAATCTTTTTACAGAGGGCAACCCACAGACAGGTGTGCCTGCCACTGTGGTCCCGGCCAACTGGCTGAACATGATTCAGGAGGAGATTTGTGCTGTTATCGTGGCTGCTGAAATTGATCTGGATGGAAGCAAACAGGACCAGCTTAAAACCGCGATCGGCGTCATGCTCGCCAATCTCGATATTTATTCTGATCCGCACGAATGGTCCGAAGGGCAACGTTATGCATCACACGCCCTGACAATCGATGCCGAGACCAGTGCCGTAACATGGGACATGGAAGCCAACCCCGTGGCTGTACTGCCGATGACCGGGAACGTGACGACCTTCACCATGACCAACTTCAAGGCCGGTGGAACTTACGAATTGACCACGTTGCAGGATGCATCCGTTGTCCGGTCCGTGATTTGGCCTGCGGCTATTCGTTGGCCGGGTGGCGCAGCCGTCGAACTCACCCAGGCTGTCAACGCTGAGGACTTGATCAACTTCTCTGTGCGCGACAATGGCGGCACTCCCATCCTGCGTGGATATGCCGGACAGGACTTCAAGGCGGTGGTGTGATGGTTTTTCGGCATCACACCGTGCTGGGAGGCTCCGGCCCTAAAAATTATTTTGGCGACGGGTCTGATGGTGATATCCGCATTACATCCACCGGAGCCGAGCAGTCGTTCGACGACTGCGTGACGTGGTCCGCAATCCCCGGATGGACTATGGTGGGGAACACGGTCATGGTCCCGTCCGTCCAGGATGGCGATATGGTTGTGGTCAATGCCCGAAGCCTGACCATTGATAGCGGTTACACCATGACGGTCACCAAACGCTGTCGGGGGTTGCTGATCTATGGCACCGGCAACGCCACCATTGATGGTCTCATTTCCATGACCGCCCGTGGTTGCCACGCCAATCCCGAGGACACCACCATTACCGCTGCCACGCCGGTGTTGCCGAGTGACGGCCATGTCGTCCCGGCTGACGGTCTGACAATTCGCCGTCTAGCGAAAGATTACACGAATGCGGACGATGACGTCGACCTGATGTACGGGTGCGGTTCTGCGGCGGTGGAGGCCGAGGCGAACCAACCTCCGGTGTCCGGCAACGGCATTGTCATACGAATTCCCAACGTGGGCGGTCCT